TCATAGTTTCTTAAAAAACTTAGCTACAAGTATCAAAAATTTAGAAAAAGACCAAGCGTTACCTGAGGCTGAGTTATTTAAACGTGCTTATCACGCTAAACTTATAGGACAACAATACTTAGATTATATTTCAGACTTTAAAAGTTTGATGGATAATCCTAGTAGTACAAGCCCTATGGGAAGAACTATTCTTAACATTGAAGCAGTTGCTCGTGAATTGACTTTAGGGTTCGATAATATTGCCGCCCCAGCCATTGCTTCTAAGTTTGCGGATTATTTTTGGCCTCAGACTGAGCAGTTAAAAAAACAAATTACTGCTGAGATTGAAAGACTTACAAAGATTAAAGAAACAGCAGAGCGTGCTGGTAACACTAAAAAGGTTAAGGCAACTCAAAAACTATTAAACACTGAGGTAGATAGACTTAAAAATCTAGCCACTAAAGAAAACCTAACACAAGCCCTTAAAGGTGTTCTTATTACTGGAGAATTAGGAGAGAATAATCTAGGATCTAAGTTAGGTGCATTTATGGAATCAGCTGCTTTAAGTGGTAACTTGATTACGGGTAGTTTAGCTGGATTTGTAGATGACCTTTATTCAAAGTCAGGAGAGGAAGCATTAGTTCTTGAGAGAACTATGAAAGACCTTGCTACTAGACTTCAGAATCATTTACAATCACAGGGAAAGGTTGCTGTTACATCTTTAAACTTTGCTGATGTCTTTGGTAAGTACGTTAGAAAAGTAAAAGTTATAGAACTAAAAAACGTAGGTGGTGTGTTAGAAAAACCTGAGAGAGAGACTTACGTGTTCCAAACTGAGATGGATGAGGTTGGATATCTTAACAGACATGCGGAACTTAAGTACGAAATTACTAAGCTAGATAACAAGCCTAACAAAGACGAGGCAGACATGCTAGAATTAGACCGTCGTATAGATGAGTTAGCTGCATTTGAAGAAGAGCATTTAGAAAGTCTATACACTGATGAGTACCATCGTATACAAGGACTTCTTTCTGAACCTGCCCGTAAGGCACGTCAGACTATTATTGATGAGATGCGTAAGATACAAATTAACGCAACTCAAGGAGACCAGACAGACGAAGACTTAGATCGCCTAGAAGATTTAAAAATTCAGTTAGATGAATTAGAAAATCCTTTCGGTAAAACTCCTGAGCAGCAAGAGATTGCTTATAACATTCAAGAGTGGAAACAAGCTAGGCAAAATGCTGAGTTGTACACTTATAGAATAACAGATGAGAATCGTGCTATCTTCAACGACTTTTTCGAAAGTAAGAAAGCAAAGGTTACTGAATATAAATTAGCTTTAGCTAACTTATTAAATATACCTGACCCGCAGACATTTCCTGACTTAGACGCAGAAATATCTCAGAGACTACAAACAACTACTTCAGATAGAATTGAACTTGCTAAAGCCCAATTAAAAGTAGCTGAGAATGACTTACAAAAATTTAAAAGAAACAACGTAGTAAAGAAGATTAGTCCAGAGTTCTACGAGCAGCGTAACTTTATCCTAGAAGGGATAGAAAACATCCACTCTAAGTACAGGACTGATATGGAGAGTAAAGAAGCCATAGGTGACTTATATCGTGAGCTATTTACTCTTTTAAAGGCGTATAAAAATAGAGACGGTGAGTACGAAGGTTCTAAAGTCCCTACAGAGTTAGTTGAATACTTGACTGAGGATGGGGAACTTATCAGAGTTAGTGTTGCTACTCGTGTAAAAGACATTGAGAATAAAATTGACGCTATCCGCGATGAGATGACTCGTGGTCTTCGTATGTCTAAAGAAGACAAGGACAACTTAATAGCTTTGTTTAATCAGCTTGGAGAGATCCAGGAAAGAACTACCACCGAAGATTATAAAAGAATAGTTAAAATTGAGCAGGCAAAAGCGCGTACATCTGCTATAGCTGAGTTAGGAGATAAAGCTGCTAACATGACTAATGCTCAGATAAACAGAAAAATTCTTCAAACTTACTATAAGTCTGAGTGGTACAAACAAAACCATAGAGATTTTAAGGCGACTGGAGAAGGTAGTCCTCTATTTCATTGGAGAGTTACTCTACCTACTAATCCTGCTTTTATTTCCGAAGAAGAACCTTCTTTCCGTTGGACTACTATCGAAGTAAATGATGCGGTTGATCCTAATACAGGACAACCACTCTACATTAACAAGGCTGTAAGAAACTTTAGATACAGTAAACGAGTTCCTTTGAAGCGTACAAGTAGTTTCAGGAATAACGATTATGCTAAGTTAGATGCTACTGAACGCGAAATTATTGGAGAAGTAGTTGCTCAGTTAGGACAACTTGAAGACGGATTACCTGTAAAACTTAAGTTAGGAACTGAACTTCCTGCTTATATGAAGTCTGGACTTGAAGGTCTTAATGGAAGAGTAGGTAATCTTAAAGACCAAATTACAGGAGTTGCTTCTAACTTATGGGATAAGGCTTCAGGTAAAGACCAAGAAGACCCTACAGACAAAGTAAGTTTACTAGATAAACTAAGTGGAAACAAGTCTGAACTTAACAAGTACAGCGATAGAATCCATTTAAAGTATGTAAGTCCTATTGAGCCAGAAAAAATGAGCATTAACTTCTTTGAGTCAGTTACTCAATATGGAGCAGATGCTCTCCGATTCAAAAACTTGTATTCAAATATGGCTTACATTTTTGGTACAAGAGACTTGGTTAATAAGAATTTAGCAGGAACTACTACAGCTAACGTAGTTAATAACTTAATTGAACGTAAAATAAACGGTAAATCCCGCGTATCTCTTACAGGTAATCCTATGTTAAATGCTCTAGGATACTTAAGTGATAAAGCTATTGTAGGACTTACAGCCAAAGCAACTCTTTCTGTCAACTTACCTTCAGCTATAAAGAACTTTTTGGCAGGTAGTTACAACATATATACTCAAGCAGGTCGTTTTGGACTAAGCCAAAAAGATATTGCAATAGGTAAAGGAGTTGCAGCAGCTCACGTAAAAGATTTTTACAGAGCAAGTATAGAAGACGGTGTATCAACTCCTTATATCCAAAAGGTAAGGTACTTTAATATTATGCCAGACGACCACTTGAATGAAGTCGGCAAGAATATGTACCGTACTAGTTTAGATAAGACTGATAACTACAATCTATTTAAGATGTACGGTTTTACTAGACAGGCTTTAGAATTTGAAATGAGGGTTGCTGTAGCCGAAGCTTTGTCTAAACAGCACTTAATCGAGCTAAACAACGGACAGTTTGTGCCTATAATGGACGCATACGAAACCGTTAGCGGATTATTAGTTCCTCGTGCAGATATCAAAGACCTAGCAGGATTCTCTAACCAAGAAAGTTATTTTAAAGGTAGATTAAACTTAATCAATAGTTTGATTCACGGAGCCTATGGTGCTATGGACAAGGCTGAATACCAACGTTATGCTCTTGGTCGTTTTATAATGATGATGCGTAACTGGTTTGGTTATCAGTGGTTAAGTAGATTTGGTTCACGCAGAATGTCTATTAGAGCAGGTATGGAATTTGAAGGTATGTACAGAACTATGTGGAACGTAGTAGGATACAAAGGCAAGTTCTGGCAGCTTATGAGTTACTCTGCTACCTCAGATCTCTTAAGTAATAACGAGAAAGAAAACCTTAAGGGCGTTCTTCTCGATACTATGGGTATGTCGGTTATCATGGGTCTTAGTTACCTAGTAAGTCAAGCTGTTTACTCAGATGACGATGATGATATAGATAATCCAATGGCTTATTTAGCTTTATATAATCTTCTTTACTTAGAGGACGAATTAAATACTCTTCATCCTATCTTTGGTCCAGCGGCTATTGGTTACGCTCGTATTGAAAATAAGGTAAGCGGAGATAACTTTGCTACCTACTATTTCAAGAAATACTTTTTTGAACCTTTCCGCGTAACTCAAGACATTACTAGAGCAATGATAGAGTACTCTCCATTTGGAGATTTAGGAATGTTTGACGAATACGTACCTTTAAGTAAGAATGGTAAAGTAATGAATCCTAATCGTTATAAGCCAGATCCCTTCTTACAAGGTATGCCTGACGTATTAGCTCGTACTCTTAAACTATTTGCATTAGATAAATCAGTAAACTATATAATAGGAAACCAAGAGTTTATGTATCGTAAATACGACTACTTAAATCCTAAGTACTTTACTGAGTCTTATGAAAAAGAATTAAGACAAGCTAAAAGAGGACAGCGTTCTAACAAACTTGAGATAAAAGCAATCAGAGAAGAGATTAATATTATTGAAGATCCAGATACCAAGGCTCTTCTTTATGAAAAAATTGATCGTCTTGAAAATGAAATAGAAGCAGATAAAGAAAGACAAGAGATACTGCAACAAAACTATGCAGACTACCAAGCTGCTGACAGAAAGTAAATCTATTGTTTTTATTTTATTTTAAATTATATTTGTAAGAGCGAGTCGTAAGACTGGTTTATTAACTTAAACGTATACAATTATGGCATGGGACATTTCTCAAAAATTAGACGAGCAATCTAAGAAGTTAAGACAGATTGCTGCAAGTACAGGACTAATGGCAGGAGCTGGAGGTTTTGTACGTTACTCAACAGGTACAGTTACTAATGTACAGCTTTCTGCACTTGTACCTCAAGAAGATACAATATTTACTTCATTTAGAGTTAATGGAGTAGAGTGCTTATCTACAAATGGTATGAGTGGAGTTACCTTTAAACAATTCACATACTTACCAGGCGGAGGAATCATTACAGGATTTGCTATCTCTCAAGGTAGTGTAATTGCTTACAAGTAATGATTGGGATTGGTATTGGTATTGGGCTAGTAGGAGGTGGTATAGTAAATCAACTTCCTTTTAGATTTACAGTAAATACAAATAATACCTCAGCAGGTAGTAGTACTAGCACGCAGTTCAAGTTACCCTTAGTTTCTTCGGGAACTATAAATGCCATAGTAGATTGGGGAGATGGAACTTCTAGTACTATTACTACCTGGAACCAAGCAGAAGTAACACATACCTACGCTACCGCAGGTGTATATGATATTAAAATTACTGGAGTACTTAGAGGATGGTTATTTAGTAATACGGGAGATAAATTAAAAATCCTTGATATTATTAGTTGGGGTATTTATACAGAAACTGGATATTCAGGATTTGACGGAGCATTTTGGGGATGTTCTAATATGAACTCATCTGCTACTGACAAACCTTTATTGCTTCAAGGAACATTATGGAATTTTTTTCGTGGATGTTCTGCTTTTAATGGCAACATAGGCAATTGGAATATGTCACAAGTATCTCAAATAAGAAATTTCTTTAATGGATGTACTAATTTTAATCAAAATATTAGTGAATGGGATGTGTCTAATGTGATTGATATGCAATCAATGTTTGAATCTGCAACTGCATTTAACCAAAATATTGGAGCATGGAATGTATCTAATGTGACAAATTTCTCATCTATGTTCTCCAACGCAACCGCTTTTAACAATGGTGGCTCAGCAGATATAAATAATTGGACAATTAGAACCGCAAGTGCAGTAAATATGGCAAGTATGTTTAGTGGTGCAACAACATTTAACCAGAACATAGGAGCATGGAATACAAGTGAGGTGACTGATATGAGTTTAATGTTTTTGGGTGCTAATTTATTCAATCAAAATATTGGTTTATGGAATGTGTCAAATGTAACAAGTATGACTTATATGTTTTATGGAACTTCGTTTTTTAATCAAAATATTGGTTCATGGAATACCAGTAAGGTAACAGATATGAGTGCTATGTTCTATTCGGCACCTGCCTTTAATCAAAATATTAGTTCATGGAATGTGTCAAATGTAACGAATATGTTAAGAATGTTCCAAGATGCAACCGCATTCAACCAAGATATTGGTTCATGGAATGTATCAAACGTAACAAGCTTTTCCTTATTTATGTCGGGTAAAACCGCAGCCAACTATTCAGCAGCAAACCTTAATAGCATTTACAATGGATGGAGTTCAAGACCCGTTCAACCTAACTTGAGTATTAGTTTTGGAAGTATTAAGTACACTGCAGAGGCTCAAGTAGGTAAGAATATTTTAGACTTTGCACCTAACAACTGGACAATAGTAGACGGAGGTATATAATGAGTGAGATAAAATTCCCAACACAGAGAACATACTTTATCACCTATACTGATACGAGTATTTTTAATTATGGTTATATTGATCCAGAACAGCAAATGACAAGCGGTCAACCTGAACTATACCAAACAACAGATGAGCAGGCTTGGATAGTACAATTACAAACTGTATTTAATCTTGCTTATCCTATTTTGCCTTATGGTAAAGTATGGGGTTATCAGTATGTTACAGAACATGCAGGCCAAGAAGCACTACAAGAAATTGCAATTGAGTTTTCTAAGACTCGGTTAAACTCTTTAAGTAACTTTTGGTACATTATTTTTGAAGATGGTATGCAAACAACACTTGGTAATCCTTCTATAGTAAATCTATAATAACTAATGAAAACATCAGCACTACTATACACAGGTACAACTCTCCTAGCTTTCTTGGGAACTTACTTTCTTAATCTAGGAGCAGATAACGCTGAACAGTACTTAGCTGTAGTTGCTGTTGTGTTTATAGATGGTTTCTTTGGAATATGGGCAGGAACAAAAATGGAAGGCTTTAAGACGCATAAGGCTCTTAGCGTACTTAAAACTTTAATGGTTTGGGTATTTATGCTCACAGGGATCTTGATGATTGAGAAGGGCTTTGAAGGTACTTTTTGGTTGAGTGAAACAATCTGCGCACCTTTTATCTTATTCCAACTTATCAGTGCACTAAAGAACGCGGCTAGGGCAGGACTTATAAAAAATGAATTACTCCAAATAATTCTAAGCAAAATAGACCAACACAAAGTCAATGAATAAACTAACCACAGCCGTAATCGGCATACTACTATTAGTAGTGAGCTACTTGTTATGGGAACGATATATGTTTCCTGTAAGCCACGACGAAGAAAAATTTATGGCTTACCTAGATTCTATGAATAAACGTAATGAACTTATGTTTAATAAACTAGATTCATTAAGCACAGTAAAACATGACCAGTACAGACTCTATGAACAAATCAATCTTAAATATGATACGATACAAGTGGCTATTGATACTATGCCTGACATTGATGGCACAAAACTCTTACTCACAATCTCTAGACAGCTTACCGCTAAAGGAGTTGAATAATGAATTTCTCAAAGGCATCAAAGCCAGAGAAAGAGTAGTGGTCCTAAAAGAGATTATCAGAGTAGACAGTCTTCAGTTAGGTATCTATAAAGACTCCATAGTTCCTAACTATGAAAGTGTAATTAAGAAGTCTAAAGAAGAAGTGACTAAGCTGAATCGTGACTTAGTTATAAAAGAATCTGAACTTAAGATTTACCGTTACGGATTTATAGGCATGACCATTCTAGCCGTACTAGGATTTATATTTTAATGAAAAACTTTATCTTACCTTTATTCCTACTAGTTATTGCACCGTTGAGTGCACAGAGGGATAGTATTTTAATCAAAACTCCAATCTACTCTTGTGTATACTCTGAGGTACTACAACAACCTAAAAGAGTATGGTACACAGTACAATGCCCTAGTGGAAGTTATCCACGTAAAGGAATGGACTTCTATATAGTGGACAGTATTAAAACTTCTGACCACAAAGACTACGAGAATAACGTATGGGACAAAGGACACTGCGCACCAGCAGCGGACTTTAACTGTACCAGAGAAACTCTTTGGCAGACATTTTCTTACTTGAATTGTATTCTCCAACACGAGAAACTTAATAGAGGCGCATGGAGGTTACTAGAAGCATACGAGAGAGACTTAGCAAAGACAAATAAAATAGAAGTAGAGATAAGAGTAGTCTATGGGCCTAAGGCAGCCAAACTACCAACAGGTGCTACTATACCTACAGCTTTCTACAAGACTATAAAATTTGGAAATAAAAAAGAGGTGTATTATTTCTTAAACGAAGCACCTAAAACAACTGATTTCAAGCAGTTCAGAGTTCTATAAGTTGTTTTATTGCAAATTATTTTTTAGTTTGCATAAAATATTATGAGAATTACCCATGACTATTCATGAATTAGAGCTTGAAATCAATCAATTTTTCTTAGATTCTGAAAAAGAAGTTGATGATCAAGGTAACAGACAAAAGGGCATTTACCCTAATGCTGTAATTTTAACAGAAGACCATTACAAAAATTTTGTAAAAGAACTTCTGCACATTGCTAATGACGCAGAATTTCCTGAAGGTTTATTTATCAAATCAATTTGCGCCCTTAAAGTAATTATTTCCCAAGAGGATATGATAAAGCCTAGAGTAGTTCGTTTATAAAAAGAAAAACCCGACCATAAGATCGGGCTTTTCGATGAACAAAAAAGAAGGGTTTAATATTCGGGACCGTTAGTCTCCTTAAAAAACTTTGCAATTTCGTAAGGATCTACCAAAATTACAAAAATTGTTTAAGAATTTATATCAAATTTTTTGATTTT